AAATATTTGAGGAGAAAGGTACTTATTTGAAGAATATAATGTTAGTGCAGTTGTAAATGACTTTTTCCTTGGAAGTGCAGTTAGATATGCTTCTTCATTCGGTTTGGAGCAAACTATTCTAGATGAATATAGTCTATTCAATGTATTCAACTGAATATCTTCATATCCCAAATCATCAAAGGATTTTTCATTTCCACTTACACTGGTTCCACTGACAGATCTAATTTTTGCAGTTACCGAAGTTAATGGCGATGGAGTTATTAAATCATAAAATGGAATTAATGCATCATATTGAATATTTTCTGAGGCAAATACATCAGATCCTCCTCCGGTCAATTCTGAGGAGAAAGATAACTGAGGATGTTCAGTTGGTGTACCATCAGTTGATCTATTTACACCATTGGTTGTTCTATCAAATTCAATATAGTAACTATCAATATCTAAACCAACATCACTAATATCATGAGTATTATTGATTCTTCTTAAAGAAACACCTTCAAATTCATATTTGTAAACTTGATCACCAACATTATGAGGAATTGCTATTGTATAATCTTGTGCTCTTGATATTGCAGTTAATGAGTTTACATTAACACTTTCATATTTAATGATTTCATTTCCAACGATTATATATCCAGGATTTAAATTACCCACAGACTTACCTTCAAAAGTTGCAAAATTTGCAGTACTTGCAACTGAAATTGTAGTTGAAGATGTAATGATAGGTTGTGTTAAAGTAGTTGGCAATACATTAGAAAATACTCCAGAAATTGAAACTTTATTGTTTTTAGAATACATACCATGATTAAAATGATTCACACGAATAAAGTTTCCATCGTAAATAGAACCTATTGGGGTTGAATTTGCTATTGTTGTTGATGCTAAAGAAATGGCAGTATTCGATGAATCGTAATATACCAAATTTTTTCCTGAAGTGAATGAATTTCCCTGAACATTTGATAAGTATAATGTATCAATTCCATTATTGTTTCCGGTAATTGTTATTCTAGCATCTCTTCCGCTAGAACTTGTAACACTAGAAGTTACTATTCCAACTATATCACCAATTGCATAACCATTTCCAGGATTTGCAATAGTAGCATTGGTAATTAGTCCACCACTTGCAGTGATATTAAGAGTTAATCCTGAACCATTTCCATTGATATTATATGTTGATACTGGAGAAGATGTAACATAGTTAAATCCACCAGTAGTAATACCCACAGAAGAAACGGAACATCCAGTACCGAAAACATATCCATAGTTATAAGTTTTAGAACTTACACCACCTTCACTAATTTTTCTACCATTATTGAAAATTTGTACTAGGTTTGAATCTGTTATAGTAGTAATACCAACTTTTAATTTTCTAGGAATTACCGTAATTGGATTTGTTTGTAAATTTTTAACATATCCATTACTTCTATCTAATGATGGATTGTAGAAATAAACTGTAGATGGAGTATCAGAAATAAATTCAGCTCTATATAATCTAAATTTCATATCTTGATATTGATTTGCAGTCCAAATAGATCCATTTTGAGATTTAAATAGACTTCCAAGAGCAAACTGCTGAGTATATACTACAGATTCTGAATCTGGGAGATTTGCACTTTGAATTGTTTTCTTGCCCATTTCAGCGATGAAAACTTCATATTCTACACTTTCTGGAGCAAGTAATACAATACAATATTCTAATCCAGGATCAAGATATACTGGATAATCAAATGTAACTTTTGTTGCAACACTCGAATCTTCTGAGGTATTAATTTGATCTGGTCTCAATGTAACAGAATTTCCTAAAATAGTTCTAGTTGGAGTTCCTAATTCAACTGTTCTTATCTGAACAGTTAATGGATTTGTTCCAGAATCTTTTTTATAGAAATAAAGATCAACTGATGTTAGGAATATTCCATTTTCATCATCATTTCTGGTTTGACTACCACCAACACTAAAAGATTGTGCTAGGGGATCGTAGTAATTAGTGACTGTTGTTGTATTTGTTAAGGTAGTTGTTCTTGTTCTGGTAGTAGTTACATTGGTCGTATTTGTGATTGTAGTTTCATAAAATTCTATTGTTCCAACTGAAATATAGTTAGTTTCTCCACTAGAAATTGTTGTACTACCAGCAGCAGCAGTCTCATTTGTTGGACTGGATGTAATTTTATAAGTTTTATTTCCAGTATTAATTCTCACATTTGGGGGAGGACTTGTATGAGGATCTCTAATATAGAAGGTTCCTATTAAATCTCCATAATTATCAGATATTAATCTGAGATCTTTAACATATGCTATAGCACCACTACTCTGCCCAACTAATTTTGCACCCTTAACTAAAAATCCTGAATATAATCCTTGAGCCTCTTCTGATAATGAATAAGTATCTACATTCAATACTTTAGATGATGGACTGTAACCATCTGAAATATTTTCATTTTTATTATAAGGATTGGTATCAAATACTGTTGATGGTAAATTATAACTACCAGACTTGTGATTTGATGCGGCAACTCTAAAGGATATAATCAAATTATTATTTGCATCATATCCTAAAACTTTCTCACCAACATTGAATGTGGATGAAGAACCAAAATCATTTAAAGAACTATTGCTTGATATTTCAACAAGTTTTGGAACAAAGTCTACAGAACCATTACCATCTAAAAATTGATAGTATTGAGTATATGGTTTCAAATTAGAAATACTAAATTCAGTATTTCTTGATCTCATGAATTCTTCTGGACTTGTTTGAGTTAAGTTTGTTACACTTGATGTTGTTGTAGTTCTATTTGTACTTTCTGAAATATTCTGAGATGCAGATAACTGAGGAGAACTTACTTCTACTTCTCCTCTTCTTTCAACATTAGCAACATTTACAACATTAGTTCTTTCTTCGAATAAAACTTGATCTCTTTCTAATAACAGATTATTTGTAACTGATATACTCTTATTGGGTAATTGTATTGTTCTTACCCAATTATCCCTATTTGGTGATAATTTTACTGATCCAGTATATGATACTACATGAAATGGATTTACATTTTCTACTTGAGTTGCCAGTGGTTGTTCAATCCATTTTTTAGACTCATATTTCAATGTTACTGTGGTTCCGGTTTTTTGAACATTTGAATCTACTAAATTATAATTAGATGAAAGATCTATTTCTTCATCAATTATACTTAATTGTGGTGCCAAATAATTCTTTAAACTATTTCTAGATACTATAGGTGTTAATTCTTGAGAATCGGAATCAACTTCAATCAGGGATAAGTTTGAATTAATTCTTTCATAATTTTTAAAATCATCAACAAAAAATCCAGTCTTAAATCGATTAAATCCTTCAGAATCTTGTATTTGTAGTGTTTGAGTGCTTAACTCTAGTAGAGAAAGGGATGTAACTCTTTCAAGGTTTTGCACCCTGTTTTCAATAGATCCAATGTCTCTCATAGTATATCTTCTATTGTCAACTAGTGAAATAGAAGCATTTTTTACATTGTAAAGATATGGTGGTAAAGTAATGGTAGCCAACTCCATTACATCATTAGTTTTAATTGGGGATTTTGGATCAAGAGTTGATAAACCTTTTAAATATATAAAATCTCCATTTTTATCCAAATAAATTTTATCTATTCTACCCACATAATAATCGTAACTTACAATGCTACTTTCATTTGAGGTAAGATTAAATTTAATTGATGAATCAAAGTTTCTGTTTGTAAAGTGGAATGGTGAAGATGCAATACTTGAAAATACAGGAACTATTGGTCTAAAATCCAAAGTATCAGTTGCTCTTATATTATTCGAACCTAAAAGTGGTACATTTTCAGCAAACTGTTCTTTTTTATAACTGAGAGCAGTGAAAACATCTCCATTATCTGTCTGAGGAACATTATAATAATCAAAAATAATTAATAATCTTTTTGATGGTGATGTTTCACCCTCTGCTCTAATAATTTTTGAGTAATCATAATATTGCCCTTTTTGTCCCTTTTCCAATTTGAATCTATTTGTTATATCAGTATAACTTCCTAGAGTTAATGTATCAATTTCACCAATTATATTACTCTCATTAAATTTTACATTTTCATTATTTAAAAATCTGTTTGAATTTAAATAGATAATACCTACACTATTTCCAAACTTAGTAACAATTCTAGCAAGACAACCACTTTCAGAACCTGTAATATTTTCCCCAATTAATGCATTTGTACCAACATTTAATGTAACACTAAATGAAAGAGAATCTAAAATTGGATTATTTGTATCCAAAGATTCATAAATTGCTAAAACTTTAGATACATCTGGATAATTAAGACAAATTTCTTCATCTTGAACTCTAAGTCCATAATATGGATTATAAATTAATCCATCATTTACTGATGTACTGATTCCAGTACCAGATTCTGGATATTTTGAATAAATTACATTTATTGTTTGACTTCTATTAAATTGTTTTTGTTTACTTTGAACACCATTTTTTATAAATGTTGCATTAATTGCTGATGTTGTTTTCCCTGGTGTTAAATTTGATAATGTAACTTGATTGTTGATAAGTGAGAATTTATCTGGTGTTAAAGATTCTGTGGTTCCATCACTATAATGTACTGAGTATCTCTCTTCATCAAAACTTTGAAATAATGCTGTTGATATTCCTGAAGGTAGAGGAAAATCTGATACAGATAATACTATAGGACTATTTGAGGATTTTGAACTTGTAGATTGAGCGCAGAATGTTAAAATTGAATCATTCAAATCTACAGAAGAAATATTAGAATTTGGTAATTCTGCATATAAAAATCCCTTTTCATTATTTCTAATTGTTGGATATCCAATGCTAAATGATATGTTTGTTGCTACTCCAACAGACCCATCACAAATACCATTAACATTTGCGACACTTACGAGGGTCATTGATGAACCAGTAGAACTTACACTGGATACTCTATTATACTTTTCTAAAGATCCTGATGATGGTTGGTATCTAATAATACTACCAGGTTTGATTGAATTAAAAAACTTTCCTGGGCAAGTAACTGTTCCTGAAGAATTAATATTAATAGTATCAGAAGCATTAAATCCTATAGGTAAATTTTTAGTTAATACAGAATCTCCTATAAAAGGTGCGCCAAATAGAGATACAGAAGTTGACTGATAAATTTGTTTAATATCTGATGCATCATAAACATCTATATTTACAATAGATCTAGAATATAACTCAATGCCATTAATATAAATTTGCTCACCTTTTATAAATGTTCCAGATGTTTGAGTTAATGTAACTGTTGTTGTATTATTTCCCGCAGAAACTGCAAATCCACTAGCACCACTACTCTTACCTTTAACAAAAGATGTAGTTGGTAGTTCTGAACTTGATAAAGGTTGATTCAAAGTCAATACAGTATATGTCTGTATATCATAAAGATATAGATCCCAATTAGTAGTTTCATCTTTATACGCAGCATCAGTAACTCTAAAATTATAAACTCTAGCATCCCCAATTTTCGTAGAAGAGGAAGGAGTTCCCGATGCACTTCTTCTTACTGAGTGTAATTCTACAGGTAAATTTTGTTTTGGTGATCCCGTTACATTATTAATCCTCAACAAATTGCCCATTTCAAATGGAATTGAAACATTTTCAACTTTTTGAGTTGTTCTTGGTTTTTCTACATCTAAAATAGTAGTATTTGTTTTTTCAATATCATATCCCTTAACGTATGATTTTCCTGGAGATAACTTTATACACATCAAATCATCGGAAGGAGTGTTACCTGCTTCTGTTTTTTGATTTTCTAAAAATAATCCATCATTACCAAGTCTATTATTTAAAGAATTGTGTAAAGATATTTTAAATGGAGTTATTGAATAATTTCCAGATTCATCAAAAGTTCTTTGTGCAAGATAATCTCTAATTAGAGAATATTGTGTTTTTGTACTTACCTTTTTTATTTCTCCATTTTCAACTCTCAGAAGTTCAATAAAATCAGTATCAGTTTCTACACTGTCTATGCTTTTTTTTGTTAATGATAAAGATATTTTAAATCTATCTGCACCAGGGGCAGCATAATTTGTGAATCCTTTTGCATTATCATACAATGAAGGATCTTCTTTGGCTGTTATTATTTCTTCAGATACTTTCAATCCTATGCGATAAGTTGGAATATTTGAATAATAATCTAAAATTATAGTTTCTTTTGTTATCGCTACAAAAGATCCCCTTACAAAATAAACTCCATCATTAATAGATGCTGCAGATCCAGTAGATGTGGATTCTGATGAAATTAATGTTGCAAATGGAGTTCCTGAAAAAATAGTTGTAGTTCCATAAAGGATACTTTCAGTTGATATTAAAGATTCACCATCTGTAAATGGATTTATTGTGAAATTATTATCAGAATCTAAGTATTTTACATATATTGTAATATATTCTAGATCATTTGTATTATTTGGAATTTCAACCTTTTGTACTATAGCAGTTATTCCTGATATTTGCCCTTCAATTTTTTTACCAACATATTGCTCAATATAATTTGATATATTGACTCCCAAAGAAGTTGAATTTAACTTAACTGCAAAAAATTGAGAATCGTAAGTGACATTTCCAGGAATTACTACAGAACCTTCCTTAAAAATGTGACTACCAAAAGATTCAATTTGATTTTGTAAAATTGATTGAATATTGTTTAGTTCTCTTGTTTGTACTGGCCTTCCCGGATTAAAAAGAACTCTATAAAAGTTTTTTTCAGAGTCAAAATCATCAAAATATGGACTTACATTTAAATTTGTTTTTTGGGCCATTTTTTAGAATTCCAGAATAATTTTAATGTCTTCTTTTTGCCTAATATTTCTTGATACTAGGGGTCTATTGTCAATGTAGATAATATCTCCCGTCTTTTTATTTATCTCAGGATTGGCAAGACCATTTGTGAAAGAACTACCCAAATTTATAACGGAACCATTAATAGTTGTGGTGATTCCGGTTAGAGATGAAATTTGAGTTCCATTGAATCCACTATTGGTTCCAACTATGGTATCTTCTGATGTTGGTATTTGTGGATTAATAAAATTCACATTAGCATTTTTACTACTAGATATTCCAATATAATCAGTTTGATCATATGATGATCCATAATATAAAGATCTATCTTTAAAATATTTTAAAACTTTAGTGTCTGTGTCATATGAAGCAATATAACCAAATGCCCCTGTAGAATTTTGAATGATTTTTTCTCCAATCTGAGGGGCAATTTGGTTTACACTACTAAACTGTATTGCATAAAGTCCCGAAAACTGTGAGTCTGTGAAAGTTCCAATAGATCCATATTTTTCTGGATTTTTAAGAATTCCAATTTGACAAAATTTAGTATTAATTGGGAAATCTCTTGTCGAATCATCAAATCTAGAATAAATCATAATTTTATCCGCACCAAGTTCTTTATATAAATCATATCCATGCCCTTTAGATGGTGGAATTATTGGGATTAATTTTGCAGGATTTGAAATATTTCCAGATGGTTGCATTGTTCCCAAATCAACTATTCCATAGGTATATCCTGTTCCCCCAGAAGTGACATTTGTTTCTATTATTTCTCCATTAGCATTTACTGTTATAGAAACTTTTCCTCCAGTACCATCACCTAAAATATCAACTTCTTTTACATTATTTTCACCTCCCTGATAATTTTTTCCAGGATTATCAATGTATACAGTTTTTATTTGATTATTATTGATACTAGAATCTCCATTTTCTCTAACAGAAACAATTTGAGAATCTGTAGAACTGTTCCAATTATTTGGCAAAGTAATATATTCTGTAGAATCAAATTTTACAATGTCACTAGGAGAGACTGTAAATAAGTATTTCCAAAGATATCCATCATTTCCTAGTCCAGAAACTGATGGTTCAAGATCAGTAAAATCTGGTTCATATAATGATTGATTTCCCGTGGAATTAATCCCACTTGATCCATTTCGTATACAAATATAAACTTTATAATCAGTGTTCATAACATAATATTCAGAATCATAAAGTCTTGCTCTTTGAGCTATAGGACTTTTGTTAAGAATACTATAGTCATGCCTATACATGTCATATTTCTTTCCTCTTACCCAATCAACTCTTTTAATAACTCTTCGTATATTTGTTCCTGTAATTTTTTTACCAAAAAGAATAGTATCACTATAATGAGTTAAATAATCTAAATTATCTATTGGATTTGGGACAACAGCATTTAATGGATCTGCAGTCTCAGATCCATCCCAATTTGCATCTCGCGCAAATCCAGTATATATTCCAGGATTTGCCAATCCAACCCAAACATAAAAGGAATTTGATTGATTTTCTACCGAATCTATAAAATTGGTAGCATTCAATATTCTAAATTGATCTGTTACTATTGCAGACATTTATATGATTCTTTTTTTATATTTATATGTTTAAGCATATGATTAGAAATCAGCAGAATTGAGTAAATTATCCTTAATAATTGAACCATTATCATTAAATCCAATATTTCTTCTCTGAATAAATGGATAGGTAGATAATCCAGCACCATATCCTTCAGTG